GTCGTTTTTAGTGATGGCGGGGATGTTACCGCAGGTTACCACTCACCATCAAGAACTATCTTCTGAGCGATCCTTTTTACCGTAACATTTGCGACCTTATCACTCTTTGCTTGATTGCAACAATAATGAGCTGCTTGAAGATTATTCCAGTCCCTGCAGGCGGCCTCTGGTGAAGCATAACCAAACTGTTTCCATTTGCTGACTGGTTTGATTTCATCAATAACGAATGATAAAGGATGCTTGCTGTCTGATGGCTCGTCATAGTGGATAGGTCCGAGCCTGCCTTTACAGATGCCACAGGGTGCATCCATTGCTCTGAAGCGAGCTCTATGTTTACGGCGCAGGCTACCGTTCTTGTACCGTGGGTTGGTCGGCATGATTAATGTACCTCCCCTTTTCTCTGCAAACCAAAACCCCCTGCATTGCGTATGGACAGGGGGTCGGTCATATAAATGAGGATTTCGTATGGGGTTTTATCTAATTCGCTTTTTTAGGGGGTTAATAGAAACATGGAAGTTAGGCTATCCTCTTTTGCACTAATTCCATTGTATACTATAACATAGACAAAGGTGTCATGGGGTGTCATGTTGTGTCATTCAGGTATTTCTTTTGGAATTTAGATAAAGCCCAGCCATGAGCATGCTTGATGTATGGATAAGAGTAGTTCATTTCTACAGCTATCTCTTCAAGTGTCATGTCGTTGACGTATCGCCGGTATAGTAGTTCCGAGTATGTCTTCCGATCATTATCATCATCCAAGTGTTCTATCTGTTCAATGATTTCACTTCGGGACTGCTGATAGTTCTGAATGATGTCTGATAGCTCCTGAAGCTCCAGCTCTAACTGTTCCATCGCATCAGCCACCTTAATCATGGTGTCCTCGATTGTATTGGTTCCTGAGGATGTAACCTTGTCCACATCGTAGCGTATCGCCTGCACTCCGGCAGCGGCTGTGAGGAGCTCTTCGACCTTCGCCTTCAAGATATCTATATCTCGCTCCTTATGCCGGATGCGCCTGTCATATATTATTATGCTGCTTAAATAGTCTTTTGCTTTCATTCTGTGGTATTATTTCCTCCTTTCATGGCTTATAAGGTGTCGGAAGTGGCTGCCATGCCGTAGCCGCACATTGAAACTTACCGCTAAAAGCATCATATGTGCCTGCGTATACATTTCCATTTTTAACAGTTACTAGGTATTTACCACTCTTTTCTGGTAGTCTCTCTGCAACAGGAATCCACTTCACCTTTGGTGTTACAGATGGCAAATTGTCTATAAATTCAAAAAAATCAGAATAATCATTGTAACCATCAAATGCTGTATCACCAATTCTGTTTATTTCATCAAGAACCGCTTGTCTGCTTATACAATCCTCGCAAGGCTCTAATATTTTTGGCGTTACGGCTGGCAAGGCTCTAACAGCATTCATTACATCTGCTGAATAAACTATATCCTCATCTAATTTGCCATAATTAAATAAATTCAATACATCGAATCTCGATATATATTCCCTACTCGGCTGTTGCTCTAACAGTTTCAACACTTCATCACGCTCAACATATACTGTATCTTCGCCTTCATACATCTTATAAGTCTGAAGTTTCATTATCTGCTCTTTTAACGTCATTCCTTATCCTCATTTTCTGCCTTGTACTTGTTGATAATCTGCAATACATCACTTTCCTTAATAAGTCTATCCGACCACTCAACTTGTCCAATACCTCCACGCTCTTTGCTTATTGAGTAGCGTGATGTTAATTGCTCTATTTCTGCCTTTATCATGGCAAGAACATCGTTACATCCTCTGACATATGCTTTCTTCCACAATTCGTCAGAGTACATACTCCACGAACTTAATGCTCTTATAGCCATTTCAAGAGCCTCTATACCCTCTGCATCGTATTCTTGTCCATATCTGTCAATCTGCTCCTGCAATATATCTCTTGCTTCTTCAATTATCATTCTTCGTCCTCCTCTTTAAATGGATTAAATAGGCATTCGGGACAACAGCAAACCAAATCACCATTCTCATCCGTATAGTAATCATCGCCATATCCTGTACATTCATAACAGTAGTCGTATTCTTCATCTGTCATTCTTTGTCACTCCCCCTCTATGATGGTCGGTGCATCTTCAATAATGTCGCCTATCTCGATTCTGTTCCAAGTCTGACAATCATATCCTTCTGTTCCGTCAATAAAATCTCCATACAATTCATCAGCATCAATCAATCTTCCATGATGCTCTGGGAGTGGTGTGCCGTTTGCTATCGCTAAAACAGATTCTTGTGGCACGTCACGCACAGAAGAATATATTATGCCTTTTTTGATATCCTTGTATGTATCTTCATCTATATCAACCACAATCTTCATTAGCATCTACCTCCATATACTTGTTATCCACAACTTTAAGTTTTCCCAACTTTGTTAGTTTTCGACAAAGGACTTCCGCATAAAAATCAGCACTTTCTTCCCAATCCTCTTCAAGAACTGCCTTAACTAACCAATCAGCAAATTTTCTATATGTCTTTAGTTCCTTTAAGCACTCTGGAAGTGGTGTGCCGTTGATGATTGCATACCACCCAACAGGTAACACCTCTTCGTTACTATAAGCTTTAATATGCTCATAGCTTTCCTCGTCTATATCAATCACTATCTGCATCATAATACCACCTTTCTGTCCATACAGTATTACAACAAGTGCATTTATATTTTACTAATGAAAACATAACATAATGTTCTATACCATATTCATCTAATACTTTTTGTCTTTCATATTTAGGTGGTTTGTAATTCCACTGACCGCAATTAGGACATATAGCTTGTTTTTTTCGTTCATCACTCATCAGCATTTACCCTCTCAATCGGAATAGGGTAGCCGTCTGGTAAAGCACTTATCAGATTTGATAATGCTGTTAGCCCAACCTTTTGCACTGATACAAAAGCATTATTCTGACAAGTATTTAATTCCTGTATCTGACTACTTATGCTTTCCTGTATTTCACTTCTAAATGTTGGTGTAAGTGGTTTATATTCATCCATCAGCGTTTACCTCCTCAAGTATCTTTGCTATTATTCCTTCGGTGTAAGATAACCCACATATATAGCCTTTGATATATTCAGCAAGATGTGAATTGTAGTTTTCGGTCTTTACATTTGCTTCAAGTGCATCTACTTGTCTTATTTTTGCATTTTTGATTTCTTTTGGTAATTCTTCTCTATATGCCTTTAACTCCCTCAACCACTCTGCAAGCTGTCTAAAATCAAGACACCCTTGCAAATTACCATGAGTACGTTCATGCTCAGCGTTATTGGTATATCTTTCAATCGCCTCATCTAGTGTCATTCGCTCTACCTCCCTTGCCTTATCCTTCTCATACTTCCTCTCGGTTTTTTCTTAGGATGTAGCATTTCAGTTCTCAAATATTTGGGTAGTTCTTCATAAAACTCATCTAATGCCTTTGATACATTCTCAATAGTCTTTTTTAAAATGCTGAATACCTCTGTATCTATCATTTGTTCTCACTCCCCTCTATTCCTTAATTCTTATATCAAACCCTTGATATATTGCATTTGCCAATGATTGCACAAATATTTCATCTTGGCTTTGTTGTGAATATCCCAGATGTACCAATATCCCATGTACCATTTCGTGACATATGGTTTCTTCCTTTGCTTCCTGCGACATGTCTTTGTTGATTCTGATTTCGCAGGATTTATAGTCTATCTGCCCGAAATGAGCATCCACATCAAATTTATCTTCACACTCTATTACAGTGTGCGGTATTCCACATATGTTAACTTTCATCAGCGTTTACCTCCTCATCTATCTCTTTCTGAATCTCATCAGCCAACGCTCTGAATCTTGCTATCTCATCATCGTTGTAAACATCTAGGTCTGTTCTTCCGAATATTTTCTCAATCATTTCCTCGTTGTTTTTTAAGCACCTCTTTGCATAATCTCTCGTTTCACAGGCTGAGTAATATTCCGACTTAAGTTTTATTATTTCCTCTGCACCTTTACGAACATACATTGAAAAGGCTCTGTAACCTAATCCTATCTCTCGTTCAAATGGTGTTTCCTGCTTCGTATCTGCCAGGTCTGCAAGGTTAAGCAATATTTCTATTACATGATTTATTGTTTTATTCATTCTTCATCACTCCTTTTCTGATTTGCCCATATCTCAGCTTCGCATTTGTCTGTACCTCTTACGCATTTAACATTGTCACATAACGGGCAACATACTTTGTATTTTAAGTTGTTGATTTCTTCAAGTGTCACTCCTCATCACTCCCCTCTGCTTTGTATGGCTGTGGTAGTGGCTTCCATGCGATTACGCAATCATCTTCCCATCCAAGCCCTTTGCCATGATAGTATCTTTGTCCTGTCGCAAGACCATATTTTCCATAATCAACTGTAGTCATATAAGTGCCTGCTTCTTCTGGTAACCTCTCGCTACATGGTATCCACCTTGTTTCCTCTGCCGCCTCAATCACAGTGTCGAGTGCCGTATTAACCATCCGAGTCCTGTCAAGGTCTAATAAATCAGCTATGTAGCATTCTGATTTGATTATCTTCTTTGCTTTTTCTAGTGTCATGTTTCCTCCTCTCACCACTTATACCCATGCTCGGCATAATATGCCCTTGCCTCTGCTATTGCCTCTGCTCCGGTCTGTCCTTTTCTTCTGCCGACCATAAAGCTCGGTGGAAGAACCATCTCCTTATCATTTGCTCTCCAAAGGTGTAAACAATTCGGCATATCATTAACGTACTCATCCTTTGGTGGATGGATCTGGATGACCGCTTCGCCATCCTTAAAGAACAATTCCTTGATTGCGCACATATCGTCCCATGAGGGAACGTAGCTGCGTTTCCTAGGAGCAACTGACACATGATCCCATCCACCGCCCCATGATGCTATTACTGAGCCTTCCCATCCTCTGATATGGATTATTCCTTTGAATCCATCATGACTCTGCTCGATGAGGATTATCTTCTTGCTCTTGAATATCTCTTCTATTGTTTTCATCCCTTTTCCTTTCCTTATATCTCTTCCTATATTCCCTCTGCTTCTCCCTCCGTATGTCGGCTTGCTCTGCTAGCCATCCTTCTCGAATGTCTTTATAATGGCATCTTGCTTCTATTCCACATGATAATGTTCTCCCTCTTGAAGTGGTATACTCTCCATCAATCCATACTGTCAGATTCCATACAGGGCAATCCTTATAGTACTTAAGCAGCCTTTCCTCTGTTGTCTTGTCCTCATAACCTCCTCTAAAGCAATTCACAAGTTCAAAGTCCCTCATATGCTTTGCTTCGTCACAAGTCATCCACGCATCAGCCATTATCACCTTGATTCTTATCGGATCTGTATAGTTATGGACTACTTTCATCAATTTCTCGATTGTGATTGAATATTCATCTATTACCATTCTATTTCCTCCTCATTTTAAGCCGTATGTCCTTACCTCTTCTCTTTAATTCCTGGAGTATCGGCAACCTTATAGCATCCCATTCCTGTAATGCTTTGTACTTCTCCGGGTCTCTGTTCTTCCAGTATATCCTCTCGTTATTTGTCATGAGATTTGCTCCCTTCCAAAAATTTCTCAAGCGTCATCTGTTCGTATACGTTATCGCCTTTATATAACCACTCCGGATCCTTTTCGAACATTGCATGTTCCATTAAATCATCTTCCGGCTCTCCGAACATCTCCTGTGGTTGGAAGTGTTCCGGCAATGGCATCCATGCATGGACTGTTGGGTTCGTTAACTCATGATATCTTCCACCATATTCAACAGCTCCATGAATTAACCAAAACGGTTTACGGTTTCCGTCCGGATTTCCAATCCAGCATCCGATTTTAAAATTGTGGTCAGACATTAGTCCGGCTGTCCAATATCCTGACACTTCAAGCAGTACATCAAGTCCGCTTGGTGGCATTTTATCTTCAGGTCTTATCCATCCCATAAGATTACTCCTTTCGTTTTTTTATCTGCTTACAAATCTGTATGTTCCTGTAAATACCACTCCGCTGGACTCTCTGTATTTATCCTTCCGGAAATCCTTGTTGCCATGCTTAACCTTAACTCTCTTCTTCGGCCTTGCCTCAAGTATGGCTCTTGTTGCCTCTTGCCATTCCTGCCAATATGCCTTATCCATTATTTACTTCCTCCGATCTTGACCATGTCCACTATTCTGTAATCATCCCAAGAACGAGGCTGTGTAAGTCTAGGGCATAAGCAATCCTTAACATCCTTCTCTTTTCCTAAAGGACAGTTCTTGCAATCTCCGTTAGCATCCATGCAGTACTGTCTGACGGCTCTTAAATAAGCAATCGCACCTTTCATTAGTTCTTCTCCTTCTTCACCAATTTCAACTCATATCCGTAATAATCAAGTCCTGCTATGAAGTCTGTATCAAGTCTGAAGGAACATCCTAGTGCCATATTGTATGCCCATTTTCTGTCTCTCGTGAAATGCCCTGCTACCTTTCTCCTTGTTTCACGCTTGCACAGCTCTTCCATCAAATCAGCAATATCATCTAGTACCATAATAACCTCCATACGCTTCTAAATCGCACCATGCATGTACCGTCAGTTCCGTGAAGTCATAATCCATAGAATACCATCCTTCATCTTTGCACCAATAAAGGACTACAAGAGCATGGTCAAGTATATGTCCCTCAGCCTTACCGGATACCGTAGCCACCACAGCAATGTCTTCCTCATCAGGAAGCCCCTCTTCCGGTGTAATCCATGTAGCAATCACCTGCCTGTCAATAGCTGCCTTCATCAGTTCCCTCCTTCATGACTTCCGTAATATCCTTCAGAGTACTTTCGGCATCAGCCATCCCATTCTTGTACCTCATCAGGTTCATCCATACTTTTTCCTCAACAGTTTCAAGCCGTCCCAACCTCTGTACCTGATTAATCGGTACATCCGGACGTATCTTATAGCATTTCGCTAATGCGTCGTAATATGTGACCCGTACCACTGTTCATCCTCCTTGCTTTAAAGTATGCCCTCCAGCATGTCTCATCATTAACGTGAGGGCAGTTCTCCTGGCACCAATCTCCAAGTGCTTCCATCGTCTCTGAAGCATTCTCTCCGTCAAACTCATACTCACACGGTGAGCCGAAGTTCTCAGCCAGGAAACTTATCACTTCGCCTGCTCTCATCTTTCCGTTCCTCCTCGTAAGCATCTTCCATCTCCGACCATCTCTTACTGATTGATAGCATCGCACTCAACATTATTCCGAAGAATGTGCCGAATCCCATTCCGATGATAAAATATAATATGTTCATTCCTTCCCCTCCTTAGCTTCTAAGCTCTCCTGGTTCTTCGTGTCCATCAGAGCCATTGCAAGATTCCTGGCAAATACATTGCCATCGTACTTCGCAATAAATGCATCCGCTGCCTTTATCAGTTTGCCCCAGTAATCATCGGGATTATCTTTCTGCAGCGGTTCCGGAATCCAGTAATCTTGGCAGAGATTAAAGAAGTCTCTCATTATTCCCCACTCTACACTTTTTTCATCAAACTTAACTCTTGCCATATCTCCTCCTAATCCCACGGAAGCTTCTCTTCTTCCGGTTCCTCATTAATTGGATTGTTCCATCCATATACTCGGTCTCTCTCCTGATCATTCATGTATATCCTCTTGGAGTTATCGTCATATTTCATCCAGAAGCCATCTACCATGGTTTTTCCGAAAAGTCTGTTTTTCGTGACTTTTAATAATCTGCTGTTTCCGTCATCAGGATTCCTTTCATAACTGAGTACAATAGATGCAAGGTTCGCAATATCTGCAGAGCCGCTCACGTTATCATTGGTATTACTGCTTCCGTCATTCTTGCGCTTATGAGCAACCAGAATAACCAATACTTCATATTGCAGAGCAAGCCTTGTGACCTTTTTCATAAATAAACTCTGACGATCATATTTATCAGCTCCGGTAGAAGGTTCTAGATCAAGAGCGGTCATGAGGTTATCAAGAAGTACAACCTTTACTCCATATTGATTGATTACCTGTTCAATAAGTGTTAATAAACTGCTATTATCACTGTCTTCCGTAATAGTATTGTCATAAATCCATATTCGTTCCTTATACCATTCTGTAATCTTCTTCAAGGTCTCAGGATAGATCCTCCGAGGTTTATTATCTCCGTAGGTCCATGCCTCTATACTGTCATATGTTTCCTTGGATCCTGCCGCCTGGTAATCAATCCAACTCTTGAATAAGTAATTTGGCAGCTCCCCTGAATAAGCAAAGCACTTGTAATTATGTTGAATCGCACTAAGTAGAAGCTGGCTGGCAAAAGTGCTCTTTCCTTCTCCTGCCTTTCCGGTAAGCAATATAACCTGCCCAAATGGAAGACCTCCGCAAAGTAAGTTATCCAAATTATTAATTCCTGTTGGCAATTTGCTTATGTCATATGGATTTAAGTATTCGACCTTGCTTAGGTCCTTGACTCTGGGAATGGCTCTCTGGAGAGCTCCTCTGACACACTTCCGAATCTGTTCAGTTCCATATTTCCGTAGGATCTCATTTGCATCCTTGCAATCCAGGTAATCTTCTTCCTTAACGTGCCATACTTTATACTTCCATCGTGCAGCTATCTCATTAAAGAGTGTGATCCTGTTATGCTCGTGATCCCCGAAGATGATTATCTTATCGAACTTATTCATCCAATCCCAGCAATGCGGCACCCATGTAAATCCATTCGCTCCGGTCGGAACTGACACTGCATTCTTAATGCCGGCCGCTGCCACCGATAAGCTGTCAATCTGGCCTTCCGTAATGATCAATTCTTTACATTCCGAATCACATTGAAACATTCCGAACAGTATCGGTTTACAGTCCCTCTCGCACCATTCCTTATTCTGCCCTTCCTTAGGATCAGGATTTCTGTACTTGATGAACTGAAGTTGACCATCCTCATCTAGGAATGGGAAGATGATATTGCCATTATTGTCGGCAGTTATCTGATATTTCTGAATAACATCTAAGGGAATACCTCTGCCCTTCAAGTACTCAATAGCTGCTTCGTTCGGTTCAATAGGCTTATCGTTCTTCTTAAATACTCGGTAATGTCTCTGTGCTCCGATTCTGTAATAAGTATCAGCATCCCTTCCGAGCGAAAAATCAAAATCCCTAGCAAGTGTGAGCATATTACCTTTGACTGCACAAGAAGCTCTGAAGCAATGGAATTGCCCTGTGTTGAGATTGATTGCGAATTTGCCCTTGTCCTTGCTGGAATCATTCATGCAATATGGACATTTCTGAAAAATTAACTCATTTCTAACCATCCATGTCTTGATGCCTTGCTCTTTTGCAAATCTCTCAGCATCTTCTGTCCTAAATTCATACACCCATATCACCCAACTTTCTATGGCTCAGGAATACTGTCCCAATCAATATCAACATAATTCTCATCTTCTTTTTTATTATCTCCCTTATCCAAGGATGCTCCGTCAAGGAGCATATCCGTAGGATAAGGATATTCCTTATCCATATCCATATCCTTATCCTTCTCCTTATCCGCTAGGGTGGTGCTAGAATCTGCTAGAGCTTTGCTAGAATTTGCTACAACTTTGCTAGAGTTTGCTAGACGTTTGCTAGACTTTGCTACATTTTTGCTATTTTTAGCCTTCTGAATGCCGCCTTTTCTTCCGTTAATGGCTTTCTGAGCCCTTGCATCCGCAAGAGGCCTTGACATGTTCCAGAATATTTGGAGCTTACTTGGACCATCCTCATCAGATTCCATGACAGGTTCTATTCCGTCTAGCTCATAATCTATAAGCATCCATAATAGGTCGAGCTGAGTTTCTCTCGGAAACATCTTGATTAGCTCTATTTGGCTTCTGAGCAATGTTGCATATTTTTTAGTTACATTTTCACTCATCCAAAATCTCCTCTTTCCAATCTTTCCTTGATATCTCTGTACAGGATCTCTTTAATAAGCATCCCCGAATGCCTTGCCTCGCAGAACACAGTTGTAAGTCCGTACCTTACCTGCCATGCCGTAAGTGATGCAATAAATGCCTTAGGCTTGAATCTTGAACGGTACTGCCCGTCATAGATCATGTCCCAGGAAGCATTCTCGATCAGAAGATAAACCTTCGCTGATTTATCGGAAGCTCTCCGGAACTCTCTCTCGAATCTCTCTCTGCCTCTGGTAAGACACATGGCTAATTCATCAAGGTTCTGCTTCCGTTCAATGCAGCACAGACCGTCTACTCTGGTATCGAGATTATGCAGCGGCTTATCATTTATCAGAACATTGTATGTATAATCAGCATAGTTCAGAGTCTGTCTCCGGAATGGAACTCCGAAGGCTTCATATCTTTCAGAAGCCCTCTTCGTTGCCTGCTCCCTTGTATCAACAAGGATTTCAAAAGTATCAAGGACTTTTTTTATCTCAAAATTATTCATAGGCTACTTCCATGGATAGTCCTCGGCACCCTGAGGAAGATCAATAAAGCCATCAGATGAAGCAGTTTTCGGAGCATTTGAGAGATTGGATGAAGAAGTTACAAGTTTATCCTTTGCCGGCTTTGTCTTACCGTCTCTTACTTTCTGAGCTTCACAGGTATAGGCAAGTCTCGTATGATCATAAATATAGCCCTTGTCACTCTGAGTCTGTTCAATTCGGAATACACCTCCGAAAGTCTTGCCAACAGTTGCCTTCTCGTCTCCGGCAAAAACATATCCGTTGTTTGAATCTTCAACGTTTGCCCAGAATGTAGCCCAGTTTTCAGTAATAAATGCATCACAGCCATCGTAAGGGATTACAAGATAAATAATTGCATCGTAGCTCCACTTCTTATCCTCTGAAGTGTTTGCTTTGTACTGGTTCATGTAAAAGTCTTTGTGTTCACCCTCAGCAATGTCAAAGCTGATTTTGATCATATTCTGCCCCTTCTTAGAGCTTGCCTCTTCAAGGTTCAGAATCTTACATACATATGCTCCTTTCGGGAGCTGTTCAAATGTCTTCTTGCGGTCCTTTTTGTCATATTTTGGTACGTTAATCATTTTCGTATGCCTCCTATTTTTTCTTAGTGTTTAATCCATAATATTCACGGATAGCCACATCAACAGCCTTCAAATCATTCGGAATCTCTAATTCGAACATTCCTTCAGGAGTCTTGGCTGTTGACTGCCCGTTACTCTGTGTATAAAATTTGTGATCCTGGCAATAGATAACTATATCGAAACAGCCTTCAACAGTAAGCTTCTCGTCAAGCATCTTTCCGATAGTCTTAACCTTTTCCCTACCGTCCGTATCAAGCTCTGTATGATGCAGGAAATAAACTATCTTATCCTCATTCTCGGACTCATTAATTGCATGAATAAGCCCACGGAAATTGGCAGCCATCTGAGTGAATTTGTCATAACCCTTTTCTGCTGCTCTATCGAATAGTTCATTTGCCAGAAGATATTGCGAATCATCAATCACCATGCTCTTGAATGGAGCTGACTCGATTGATTTCAGAATCCATGCATATTTAGCTCTGTACAAAGTCGCATAATCCTTTACACCTTCGAAGCCAGAAGGAATCCTTGCAACCTTGATATCTGTCTTGAATGGAAGCCGGCCTTTTTCTACGGAAATAACTCCGACTTCGTCCTTATTGAACTCTTTGATGCTATATGTCTTGCCGGAACCGCTCCGGCCCATGATTAATACTGGTATCATTGTTTCTACCCCCTTATGCTTATCTAATCCTCAAACTCTGACTAACCTCAAGATGTGCCAGCCCTTCAAAGTCCACACCGGCATTGATGGCATTCTTGATGGCGGTCTTATCAACTTCTGGTTCTTTGAATTTCAGATAATCTTCCGGAATGTCTCTGATATCCGCTGCATCAATCACCACTGACGGAGCGTTCTTCTGAATACTGAAACCAAACAGCTCAGTCTTGAATTTGGTCTTGCCGGTCAGCTCCATAGCTTCCTGAAGAGTTCCCTTCATGCGCTTGATGTTGTTCTCAATTGCCTTGCGTTTCTTCGCCAGACGTTCTTCCTCAGCCTTAAGAGCTGCAATATCGCCTTCAAGATTCTTCATCACCTTGGCATAGTTCTCAGCCTTGATCTCAAGCTCGCCTTCAATGCCTTCGAAAGTATCAGCTATCACTTCCGGATCCAGCTCAGGATCCTCAGCCATCTCAAGAAGTCGGAGATAGTCTTGTGTCAATTCATAAATATTAGCCATCGTTCTCTCCTTCCTCTTCCTTGCGTATTCTGTCTTTCAGAAGCTCAACCTTATGAGCGAATCTGTTATGATCATAAGAGCGGAGCACGCTCAGAATCTGTTCTGTACTCCTCAGAGCAATATCGTGTGAATAAGTATAAATCTCAAGGTTGTCATAAATGGCATTCTCCAGCATCATGAGCTCATGCTCGTAGCGAATCAGATCTTCGTATCTGTCCTGATCAATAGTTACTTTGTACTCATCCATATTATTTTCCTCCTTTATGGTTAATGTTTCTTTGATTCCCCTAGCTGTTTGCAACGAAGAACAGTACAAGCCATGCGAAGCTGATAATGTTAACAACCAGCATCGGAACGAAATACTCACCATCCAAGGACGCTCCTGAGAACATCCATGCCATCAGTGCTATGATTGTTATTGATTTAATCAATGTGTCGTGTATTCTTCTTCTGTTCATGGCTAAACCCCCGTGCAACATGCCTTTCGGTATTTCTCTAGTTCCTCTGTGTCGAACAGTATCGGACTGTTCCTCTTGTGTTCGCCGCCCATCTTCCAAGCGATACTCTGATGACGGTTTCGATAGATACTCAGAAGCCACTCTTCTGGATATCCCAATTTGACCAGCTCCTGTAATTTCATTATTGGCTTTGGATAGACCATGGTGACCTCCTTTAGTTGAAATAAATTCAACCTGTTAGTTAAAAAAAATAGCTTCTTTCTCTTTAAGGCTTGTAATTCCTAAAAGCTCACACAACGCTTTTATCTCTGATGTCTTAAATTCTGTCTTGTTGTTCACTTTATTTGCGAATCCATAAGAAGTCAGTCCTAGCTTATCAGCAACAAATCCTTGTTTTAAGCCTTTCTCATCCATCTTAGCCTTAAGCAGTTTTGTATCTGTCATGATATCCTCCTTTCTTATATTTTTATATATTGGTTGAAAAACTTTCAACCTCATTCAGAATAACATATTGTTGAATTTACGTCAACTTTTTTTTATAATAAATTCAAAAAATTTTGAAAAGGTGGTGACGTTATGGAAATTGGCGAAAAAATCAGAAAAAGAAGACAGGAACTCGGATGGTCACAGCAAAAACTCGCTGATTTAATGGGCTATACTTCTAAAAGTACAATCACCAAGATTGAGAAGGGTTTTAGCGATGTTGGTCAAAAGAATGTTATAAAGTTTTCAGAGATTCTTGGTGTTTCCATAGCATATCTCATGGATTGGACAGAAGAAACAGAATTTAAGCCAATCCGTATCCCCGTCCTCGGCAGAGTAGCCGCCGGTATTCCGATAGAAGCAATTGAGGAAATAATTGATTACGAGGAAGTTGACGGCAACACCACTGCTCCTGGAGAGCTGTTCGGGCTTCTGATTAAAGGCAACAGCATGGCACCACGAATCTGCGACAGAGATGTTGTTATCGTCAGAAAACAGGAGGCTGCCGATTCAGGAGACATAGTCATTGCCACCATCAATGGTGATGATGCCGTATGCAAGAGACTCCTGATCTACGGAAAGACCATCCTGCTCCGGTCTAATAATCCAGAGTATGAGGACATTGATGTTACCGAAAGGACCGACTTCCATATTATCGGGAAAGTAGTGGAATTGAGGGGAAAATTCTAAAACGAAGGGCGTGATCACATGGCAAGTGCTAAATATAAACTTAATAGCAGAGGATATTATGAAACAAAAGTATGGGATGGTACATACACTTCCACCGGAGCGAAGCACCGGAAGACTCTGATCAGCAAGAAGTCATCTGCCGATCTGGAGAAAAAGGTTAATGCTTATCGGAGGCAATTAGAAGAGAATGATGTTGCAGAGATAAATATTACATTTGGAGAGTATTCTCGGAAATGGTTTGATGTTTATAAGCAGACTAAAGAGCTGAACACAAAGAAAATGTATAAGACATGCGTGGATAAGTACCTGTCCCCTCTTGATGACATCCGGCTTGTTGATCTGAAGCATTCGCACTTCCAGCAGATCATCAATGAGAACTCTGAATATCCTAAGACCTGCAAGAATATCAAATTGACCTTCACTCAGATTGTCAGAAGTGCCGTGAGAGATCACTACTTGCCCCACAATGCCCTTGACGATATAACAATGGATATTTCCCTACCTAAGTACATAAAGCCCCAAAAACGGGCTCTGCTGCCTTTAGAGAAGCAAGCAATGATGGAAGCTGATTTGGATCAGCGCAAAAGGGCATTTGTCACGGTCTTGTATTACTGTGGCTTAAGACGTGGCGAAGCATTAGCTTTGACGGTTGATGATTTTGATTGGAAGAATAAAGCCGTGCGCATAACGAAGGTGATTGTTTTTGACAGAAATACTCCGATACTGAAGCCGTACCCTAAGAGTGATAACGGAATACGCTCTGTGCCGCTTCCAGAAGCCGCTGTAAGCGTTTTAAAACCATATGTGGATAATTGTGAGGGTTATCTCTTCAAAGGGCAAAATAGCCCTTGTATGAGCGAGACAGCCTATAAGAGGATGTGGTCATCAATCCTTACATCCATGAATGTTGCATTGGGATACAATCCTCAGGCTAAGAAGGACCGCATGGAGAAGCCTATCCAAGGACTTACCGCTCATATCTTCCGGCATAACTACTGCACGCAGCTATGCTATCAGATTCCGGCGATATCCACGAAAAAGATAGCACAGCTCATGGGCGATACAGAGAAGGTCGTTCTGGGTGTCTATTCCCACATGCTTGACGAAAAAGAGAATGTGTCTGATGCCATCAATAATGCATTTTAAAAAATAATGTCCGATAAAATGTCCGAAAATCGCTCGGAAACCGCATAAATACGTCATTTACTGCTGGCTACGGACCAGAAGGTCGGGGGTTCGAATCCTCTAGGACGCAAGCATAGAAAATCAGCCAAAAACCACGTAAAATCAAGGGTTCAGGCTGATTTTTCTTTTTGCAAAATAGGGCAAAGTAACCTGAAGTAACCTAGAATAAATGTCCGATTTTTGTCCGATTTTGTCCGATACAAAATCATAATGTCCGATTTTTGTCCGATAAATGTCCGATGAAAGAGCAATAAAAAAGAAGCCGCCCATCCGCACGATGAACGACTTCTAAGAAAGGAGAACACTACATGAGTAGCGTGCTTATTTTACAAAAACGGAAGTGCCCTTCTTGGCAAGACACCATCCGTTTGTAAGCTTTATCCAGATATTTGTTCCGTCCTCTTTTACATCCAGAGCGGTCACTTTGTCATTAGGTGAGAGGACAGTGACGATAGCTGCAGTGAGGCTCGGAGTGCTTCTGACGTTAAGTCTGACCTGCACGGTGTATTCCTTATCGGAATCATATGCAGGCTTCGGAGCTTTAACTGCCTTAGCTGCTTTCGATGTTGTATTAGTTGTCTTGGTTGTCTTCGGTGTTGTCGATGACGTTGATTTCTTCGGCATTACTTTCCTCCTTTTTGATTGTGGCATTGCTGATGCCGATTAATGTTCCGATGAAAAGGGCAATTGCATTGATGGTGGCAGGGATTTCTGCTCCATACGGAAGAGCCCATATCTTGGCAAGTGTGAAGTATAGCACGGCTAAAGCAGGAAGTGCTATGAGGCACACCCACTTCAGCACATTATAGACGGAATCCTTTAACTTCATGCTATTCACCTCCTAATTCAATGAAATACTCACCCTCAATAACCTCCCCACAATCCACGGAAAGGTTGTTCTGTCCGTTAAGGGATTTTATGAGGGTAGGTGTGAGGTTGATAATAATAGGCTCTGCTAATTCATAGCATACTTCTGCGCCTATGGTTGGCGTTGTACCCTCTGCATAAACGTCCTCACTACTTATCCATGTAGATGGAAGTGTTTCACCATTATAACTTGCTATATAGCCGTCAGTTATCTTTAATATTCCATTAACCATATCCAATTCTCCGCCGTATACCGTCTGAGGAAGTGTAATTGTTGTGGTTTGAGTAACAGTTGGATTTTCTACATCATCCACATCACTCACATTAGCCGCATCCCATCCGCTGATAGGGCAGATGTTGGAGTAGGGTTCGAAAGATGTAGCTGTAGAACCGAGTTCAAGCTGTGCGTGTGAAAAATCATAACTTTCCATGCTTGAACTGTTATAAATACTAATCTTCATATACTTTGCACTTTGATTTTCGACAGAAAAAGTTTTTCCACTTGAACTAAACTGTCCTAAATCTAATGTTTCTATAAAAGATTGGTTTGCATCATACAGGTCTACGTTCAAAGCATATAAAGTTACGTTAAATCCACAGCTTAACGTATAACTGTTTTGAGTACACGGAATAAATTCGTCCCAACGTGCCCAATTCACATTTGATTGTCCGCTTTTGTGGGTGCGAGTAAACTTGGTACTATCTAACTTATTCTTCCCAGCTCCCCCAACCCACGGATGGTCGTAGCCGTGAAGGTCTTGCTTTGCCTCTACGCTCACTTTAAGGGAGGGCATAGGCATTGCGCTTGCTTCAAACGTTGCGAGGCTTGTTGGTGTGGTTATTGATTTAAGCTGATAGCTATCCTCTGGTGGGGCTACATTAACCTTTACAGGGCTGTATGCTTTACCTGCTTCACTATATGTGCCATTTGCTGTGACAGAGAGTGGTACTACTGTGACATCACCGCCTGCTTCTCCTGCCTTCTTAAGGAAGTATTCCTTCCTGTTAACTGGCTCAGGTATCTCCTGAGTCTTATCATAAATTCGCTTGATGAACATCTCTTCCCTATTCGTAGGGGTTAAATCCTCTCCATCAAGCAATCTTTCCGTCCTTGTAACGGGAGTTAAATCGTCCATTGCTACCTCCTTATATTATTCCTGGCATCTCTGCCCTCACTGTAACCAAACTTAATGTAATGCATGTAGTACGCCGGTAAGTCTTTTCCATAGGTTTCCCTGAGATCTTTGTAATTAGCCATATATACTTTTACATTAAACTCAGCTGATGCCTGCCTAGCTTCCTTCATTCCGTTGTTAGTGAAGTGCATCATAAGCAGGTTCGGATCTCCGTTATAAGCCTTCTGAAGATCCGGGTATTTGTTCGAGTAATACGAAGCATTGAACACGTGCTCGAAATATGAGATCTTAGCAGTTCTGCTCTCGTCTTTACCGAACTTAATATAGTGCAGGTAATACTGAGTCATGTCATTACCATACACTGCCTGAAGATCTGGATAAATATACTTGTAAACCCATACACAGAAGTCTTCTTTTGCCTGTCTACCCTCACAAACACCATGAGTAGCGAAGTGCTCAATATACCTGTAGTCATCATCGCCGAATGCCTGTCTAAGATCTGGGTATTTAGCCTTATAGAACTCAGGAGAATATACTGCTGAGTAATCAACACCATTGTAAATCGTAGGCGATCCGAGTCTCTGATTTGCCTGGTTTACAAGATCGTTAATTCTCGTATATACCCAGTCTCCAGGGCAGGCCGTAGCCGCATACCATCTGTGAAGTGTTATGATCATTTCATTTGTTTTTGGATTGTAGTTCTTAGTAGCATTGAGGGAGCCCAGATACAGAACCTTGTTTTTACCGTTTCTCTTACAGCAATCGACCAACAGATCCACAAGTCTCTTGAATACTACTTCTCTAAATGAATATGGATAATAGTTGTCTGATGCACACTCTACTGTGATAGCTCGTTCATCATTCCAACGTGAGCTAGAAGTGCCTGCAGCGTCACTTTCATTAACAAATAATCCAACTCTACCATCTTTATCGATTCCGTAATTGGATGATGCTCCACGATCTGGATTAGCAAATATACTTCCAAGTGTTTCTATCGTACACTGGCCAACAACGCAATGCGGAGTGAAGAATGTGATGTTCTGATTTCTAGCTCCATAAGTATTACATCTTGGTGATAACTTGGTATAGGTTGCTAATGAACTATTCGTGTACCTCATCTTCCTCCTCCTTCCCATTGCTCAGTTCTTTTACTGTATCTTCGTTAAATTCTGGATCGTCTAAAATATCTGTTTCTTTCATATTAAGTCGTCCTTTCTATCGATTAATTAAGTAATCCTCCAACTCACCCTTTGCCACCCGTAATTGGTCGGTATGATTTCCGTCTAATTCGTGGGACATGATGGCAAGTAAGGACTTCATGATTATTCGATTTGTTTCGTCTTGGACTTTCCGCTCTTCTTCGAGAGCCTTGAGCCTCTTGTTATCGTTCTCAAGCATTTCCTTATGCCTCTTCAAGTCTTCATCTCTGATATCGTTCGGCTTCTTGAAATACCTAACGACCTTAATAATTATTGCTACCGCTCCTGCAATCGTTCCAAGTGCCGCACAAGCTGTGACGAATAATTGAAGGAGCTGTGTTATGGTGAAGGTCATTTATACAACCTCCTGACAATACTTAACACCAATTAATGCTATCGGACACAGGTAGTTAAAATTATCCAAATAAAATTTATTATTTGTGTAGTCTAAACAAAATTTAACATTATTTGTATTTCCATCATATTCTTCAGTGTATAGCTTATCGTAATATTCAAGCACATATTTAGGCACTCTAGTAATTATTATACTCTTAGCACCTGTTGCAACATGGTCAGCCTGAAGACAAGATACTAATATAATTTCGTCATAATCTGCAAATGACTTTCCTGCATCAATGTCTACCCATTGATTAAAAGTCCCAATATAGTTAGCAGGTGTAGTGCCATATACTCTATCAAGACCACCCATGATTACTTCTGTTCTTGTTTCGTAACTCTTGCCACCGCCACCACCTACTACTTCTCCTGTCGTATTCACTATCATTCCTCTACCTCCGTCATGCTTTCAACTAATGGATAGAATATTGCCTCGCTTACACTGTATACAAATGGATTCGTTTCACCATTAAGAGAGGTTTCTGGATCATAATTCTCAGTATCATAATCTCTGAATAATCCTATCTTCATACCCTTCCTTACGAATATGCAAGCCGTGGATGGCTCATGGAATACTAAATCTCCTGTTCTCCATATACCACTACCTTCGGTATCTATACCATAATTCCATCTACCAATCGAGATAGATGGCATCGCCGTGTGGCTTGTACCCATATTCATACCACTTCCTGGACTCACGAAATCAGCAGGGAATATTCTTGCTGTTAGCCGGATAAATTCTCCTCTCAATGTTGAGAGGCATAAATACCCATCTGTTTCCGCCGTGTAGAGTTTAGTCCAATCTTCTGCAGCACTATTATTATGCACATACTTCGTGATGACTTCGTACTGAGTATTCATGGAAGAATCCACAGGAATGTTATTGAAATTATTATGCTCAAGATTTTCAATATTAGTCCTGTCCTCTGCTTCTTTGTCCTCAAGAGTGGCTATCTTGCCCTTATTGAGGACATTGTCACCTTCAAGAGCAGTTATCTTGCTTGCAGCTGCACCTATCCTCTGTTCATGTGTAAGAAAGTTTGCATACACTACCTTATTCTGAACAGGATTCTTGCTTGTACCATCAAGAGCCGCATCCACGTTGCCATCGAATATCAGCCTTGTTGAAACATAGACATTTAAGTCTGATGACGGGATAGCCTCACCACCGATTGTGAAGGTAAGTTCATCCTCTCCCTGTGCTGAACAGTAAATCTTCGCCTCAAGATAACTTGCAATGCTTGCCTTTGCAGGAATAATCTCGATTATCTGCTTACTCTCATCAGCAAGGATTCCCTCAACTGTTACTGTCTGCTCTCCGTCTACCCATCCACTTGCAAGAAGCGTAATCTCTGGGCAATTTGTTAATTGAGAATAGATGCCCTCTATCTCATCCTTAATCCCGATATATTTATTATTATCATCGTTGACCGCTTCCAAGGCATTTATAATCGAGCCTCGGACTTCCTCTCCATACCTTGCCTCTGCTATGGCATCGGTATATTCACTTATGTCTGCCATGTTATCCTCCTATTGTATTCGTATCTGTGATGGCCTTCGTTGTCTTGACTCCCAATGTGAACTTCTTATCAGCAGGATTATCAAGCGGAATGCTTATCTTAGTAACAGGGAAATAAGCATCAAGGCCATGTACTTCCGATACTACCCTAATCTTATCCAATAGCTTTATTGCTTCCGTATCAATATCAAGGTCATGCAGGTCTACCGCTGATACCTCAAGCACCATCTCATCATAATTAACAGAACTCAGCAGCTCTAAGCCCTTAATCATGAGGTTTGACGGAACTGTTATATCATCGAAATGCTCAACATGCTCAATCCATCCGTACTTCTTAACAGCCTCATCATTAACCAAATAATCCCGGCCGCCATTCACGGAAGTAATATCAACATAATCATCAAGTCCTTCAATGTGCTGCGTTTCCAGCTTTGCTCCAAGTGGAATCAGCACTGTGTATATCTCAGACAGGTTATTCTCCTCAGTATAATCCAATAGATTCTCTCCAAATCGTATAACCTGTGTATTTGTATTAGGGTAATCTGCAAGGTAATCCAAGTACCTTGTTACACCATCAATCCGTACCCTTAAATGACCGCCTAACCTCTCAAGCAGCTTATCCTTAATGCATTCAAGCGTGTTCTCTCTATTCGTATAACGATAAATGGAGTCATTACTGTCAGTAACAGTAACAACTCCTACATTAAATTGCTTTATGCGTTCAACCTTATAATTATGGTTGTTCAGAAGCTCTTCAAGGAAGCTCTTCACGCTTATTCCGTGATAAACCGCCTGAGGCTGAGTAGTATCATTAAGGAATGCCAGGTCTCCTTCGCAATAATATGAAGTATTATTCATGAAGTCCTTCTTTTCCTCAATTATCCTTCCGGTAAATATCAGAAGGCTTTCCTGGTATACCTTAATCCATGTTGTCAGCTTATTAAGCTTACCATACATCGGATGCGATACCGGCATTGTAAATTCCAATGAACCAGCCATGTTGTCTTCAAGGACGAGTTCCGGCTTGATCACCTGTGAGTCTCTGGTTGATGTGTCATGGATTGCCACTCTGTCTGCGTAAATCTTATACATCAGAGAGCACCCCCTTCGTATATGATCTGAACGAATCCATTACCAACTAATGTGACTGTTGTCTCTCCGGTAGTAAGCGTGATGTCCCTGATCAGCGTTGTCTGCTCATTCGGAAGATTGTATTCTTTATCGCCATACTGAAGGACGAGCCCCGTAGATCCTGTAACATGGAAACTTGGGCTTACTTCTAAACCTTCTGACGGAAGCACGATTTCTTCCGAACCATCAATCCAAACTGTTCCAGGATAAATAACTCCGTCATAGAATGAAAATGGATCCCAGAGCCAATCATCACCGGCATGACATACCGAAAGCTTAAACGGCTCAACATCACATACAATTACTATTGTCCCAAGCCTCATTGATGACTGGAAGCTGTCTACGTTGATTCTTCCAACGTAATAATGCCCCTTGTCATCATCCAGGATTATATGGCCACGCTTGCCATTAATATGGTTCTGAACCAATGAATATGATGCCAGGAAGCTTGCATTTGAATTTCGCTTAAGCTTAAGTGTCAATGTTATCGTTCGGTTCTGATAAACCAACGACCTCGTAATTGAAGCTGTTACATCAAGCTTGCCATTTCTCCCCGGAACATCTATTGTATAAACCTTTGCTTCTGCAGGAGATATAACGCAATTCTCAAGGATGAGATTAAAATCATCATAAGTATGATAACTATCATCTTCGATATCGAACGTCACTCCATTCGTGATCAGATTCATGCCCTATCCCTCCTGCTCTTAATTAATCCTAATCTATCAGACATAGCCGGTGCCGTAGATGCGACCAGAACTCCGGTATCAAGTACCATATCCTGAGAGAACTCAGGGAAGTACTTCTCGCAGAGCTCGCATACCTTTTCAAGTGCTTCAACAACTACGTCATCTCTTCTGCTGTTAATAGATGTATTCCAACCGCTTGCCATTCTGCTGTCTTCGATAAGGCTCATGCTTGCTGTGCCAACCGCTGCATTTGAAAGCTCATCCATGGCATTCTTGACAAGGTATTCATTACCAAGTACACCATTTGCAAGACCTTCGGACAGATAACCACCGATTTCGGCAAATACCCTAGATGGTGACTGTACTCCAAATAATGCCTTTACTCTGTCAACAATGCCCTTTCCAAGTCCTGATATCTTGTTCTTTACCCATTCAGCCTTGTCTGAAATACCATTCCAGAGACCTTCCATAAGGTTCTTACCAACATTCTTAATTGCATCAAGTCCGTCAGCCAGCTTATTCTTTATCGTATTAATCAGCTGAGGAACTTTAGCCTTTAACTTATTGACGGCATCAGGAATTGCTTCGACGATTTTTCCGAACAGCTTCTTGCCGACTTCCAGAATCCTCGGAAGTGCTTCAATCAGCTTGCTTACGATTGTAGTAATAATCTTAGGCAAGTTGGTGATTAATGCATTAATGATGGTCGGAAGTGCATCAATAAGAGCAAAGAACAGTTCAATTGAGGCTTCTAACAACATGTCCGTGCTGTCTATGATAAAGGTGATAATACTATCAATCACATCAGGTAAAGCAGCTGTAAGGCTTTCGATTATGGTCGGTAATGCATCCACAAGTGCCATGAATAACGTCTTAGCTGCTTCCAAGATTAAATCCATACTGTCTAAAAGTGCCGTGCAGACCTTCTGAAGGAAGCCCGGAAGCTCAGCAATAATATCAGGCAATACAGCCAACAGTCCATCAAGAATTGCCATGAATAACGTTGTTGCCGCTTCAATAATCAATGGAAGATTATCAATGATAGTATTCGCCAGACTCATTATCAATTCCCCGATCAGAGGAATCAGTTCTGGAGCATTCTCGGAAAGCCCATTCATCAGAGCAGTTAAGATATCAAATCCAAGTTGAAGGATGTCAGGCAATAAAGGAATCAAGCCTGTTGCCAGAGCATTTATTATCTCAAAAGCACAACTTACTATCTGGTCTGAATTATCGGAAATGCCCTGAATCAGAGTATCTATGAGTTCCACCGCATCAGTGGTAATCTGAGGCAAAGCATCAATCAGGCCTAACGCCAATTGCATGACTATCTCGCCGCCCATTGAGAATATGGTCGGAAGGTTATCCACAATCGTACTGCCAATAGCTCCGATGATACCTTCAAGGGCTGTAAGAGCATTCGGTAAGTTTTCACTCAGCTGATTTGCAATAGTATCAATGCCTGTCTCAACAATAGTGACACCTTCTTCTGTATTGCCTGCAAGGATTTCCGTAAATCCACTCATGACAGTGGTTACTCCAGGAAGGAACTCAGCCATGAGGTTGTTCTTTAAACCGCTGAATGCCGTATTAAGATCCTGAAGCTGGTCTTGGAATGCCGCTGAAGCCTTTACAGCCTCATTGCTCATTACACCACCTAATTCATTTACTCTGTCAATCATAGCCTGAGTATCTTCGGAACTGGTATTAAGCAATGCACCAAGCTCTCTTGCCGAACCGCCTAAGAGTTCATTTGCCAAGGCTGTACGTTCTGCACCTTCGCCCATTTCCTGTAAGCCTGAGATAGTGGCCGCAAAGAGCTCCTCTGTTGACATGTTTGCCAATTGTTCCTGAGTAATGCCAAGTGCCGCAAACTTCTCAGCACTGTTAACTGCATTCTTCTGCAGATTCTGCATACCTCTTGCCATGGAATCCATGGATGTACCGCTATGCTGCATGACCGCATCCCATTCCTGATAGGCTTTTGCTGATATGCCCATCTTCTGGCTCATCTTATCTATGTTATCGCCATAAGCAGCTACGGCACTTGCACCATCCATGAACGATGCTACCATCCCTGCTGTGGCGGCTCCGACTGTTGCTACGGCAGTAGCTCCGACTGCTCCAACAGCCATTATTCCTTTTCCGACTGCACCAAAAGCATTACTGAATTTCCCTGAGAGCTTCTTACCGCCGCTCTCGCCGGCTTTCTCCGCTTCCGGGTCCAGTACTTTCTGAATGGAGCCTGAGATACCTTCTGTCGATGGTATAATCTGAACATATGCATTTGCAAGAGTACTCATACTGCTCCTCCTAACAATTGTCTTCGTTTCTTTTCAAATTCTTCGGCAGTATTAAAGCCTGCCACTTCATTTTCGTCTTCATCCACACCCATTAACTTCATAAGCATGGATTCCGGTTTATTCTCGCCCTTCTGACCATCCTCTGTATTCTGCCATACTAACAAGCTTAACCTGTCAAGTATGCCTGCTAAGAGCATCGTTTCAAGCTTCAAAGTCCTTTTGGTTATCTTCATCATTATCCTGGCATCCTCACGTAATCCCATAGCAAAGGTCGCTACCGTTTTTGGCGGCAACGACCTGTAATCATATATGCCATAGGTTTCTGCAAGGTCGCACATGAGCTCGGACTCTCCGATGCTAATCATATTGGCGAGAGCAATTAGTTTTTTGTTTGGGCATCCTCTTTTAATTTGGCAAAGATCTCTCCGATGGCTGTTACCATATCGGAAGTCTTAAGCTTTCCGTTCTCTGATCTGAGATGGTCTTTAAGTGCCTTCTCCTGATCAGGACCAAGTATCTTGCTTATTACTGATACTATCTTCTGGTTTTCACCATTATCTATGGCAATAAGGTCTTCCAGAAGATCATAATCATCAAGGATGTCATTATTTATTTCAAACTCAAATCCGCTATCAAGTGTTCCCCTCATTTAATTAGCCCTCCGCTGTTGCTCCAGTAGCACCAGTTGCTCCGGTTGCGCCCTGAGGGCCTTTAATATACTCATAGTGAGTATTGCCAGATGCATCCGGTACTGCTGTAAGTGTTACTTCGTAACCAACTGCCTCGTTGTCCTTGTAAGTAATCTCTGAAACGCTAGTGATTGTTGCCTTCGGAATTACTACTCTCTTAAGAGTGTTGTTCTTAAGCACCATGTCAACAACATAGCTGTGTTCAACGTCTTCCTTGTTGTTTACGTTAACTGTGATGCCAGTCTCAAGTGATCCGGTAACATTATCATCACCGTATACTGTCTTAAGCACATTAACATCAAGTGCTTCAATTAATTTAGCTGTGAAGGTATCCTCACGGCCTGTTGATACGTTAAGGACGATATCTCCACCCCAAGCCTTTACTGTTTCGGAACTTGGTGTTACAGAGTTCTTAAGTCCATCCTCGCTGATGTAGCCAAGACCTGCAAAACCTGCAGCAAGAGCGGCTGTAGCATCTGTCGGAAGAGTAGTTCCGAAAGGTGCTCTGAACATAGCACCGCCGACCTTAGGCTTGCCGGTTGTTACGTTTGATGTATTCGACATTTTGTTTAGCCTCCTTTAATAATAAGTGACGGTGTAAACCGCCTGATATCTGTATCTTTTCGTTTCGGTATCCGTGAAATTGTAATCAGTGACATACTTTGCAGCCGACACCTCATTCAATTCCACGATATCCCTCATGGCCGCCTTCACTCTTTCATTGAGTTCCGCTGCCAAATACATGGATTCACCATATGACTGTATGGCAAGCGTTGCAGAAGTAATGAAGTCGGTTTCTTCTCCTCCGGTCTTCTCAATGAAGACTGACGGATTAGCATTAATCTTTTCCATTCTGACTGGAACATTCAGTTTCCTTTCGAGATATTCCATCACGATAATTTCAATCATATCCTTGCCACCTTTAGTAATGTGTTATTATCCATGTTGTCCTTTATAGCCTCCTTTGTTTCAGGTTTTACGACATAACCATGACGCTCACGATATGTACGAGGTTCTGTAACATATCCATCACCGCATGCGCTTGCAATAGCAGTTGCCTGTGCTCCGCATTCAGCTACAATGGCAGGATTCTTCAGAAGTTCCTGTACACCTTCATCATTAAGCTCAATCCTTACCTTGCTCATATCGTTCTACCCTCACATTCTGTCCCCATCTAAGAGGGATATTCTCAAGGATACCTCTCTCAGGGAATCCGATAGTTCTGTATCTCTCTCCCCAGATGATGACCGTCCTGTCAGTCCAGTCATGTGTATCGCCCTTCGGGATTCCGAGTACATAAGCTATCTTTTTACCATAAAGGTCCATAATATTTGTTATGTCATCAGCAGAGGGCGAGCCAACAAGCACGTCCTCCACATTAATTAACTGTTCAGTGACAATAGGCTGATTGAATGGGTCATATCCTGTAATGGTTTCTTCGATAAGCTGGATTGTCATCCCTTTCATGATGTGAGCCCTCCTCCTGCCATATCTTCAACTGGCGAATGAGAGCCGATTGCATTACCGACTCCCAGCAGCCTCTTGTCATCCTTTGAAAAATAAAGCTCTCCTGTTGAGCCGTTTGATATAGTCCAGCTCTGTGCATACCCTAAGCCGCTCATGGACCCTTGAGTTGCTCCTACTGGAATCTCTAAATCAGAACCGGCCATCACTCTGCTTACCATGTTGACGGAAACTTCTTTCTTGATGGCATCAGACTTTCCGGCTGAAGTGCTGAATGAATCAATCATCAAAGCGGCTCGGTCCAGAAGACTTGTGCATGTATTCTGTTCGGTTGTGGTAAAGGTCTTACCAAGACGTGTCTGAACGTCTGTATATGTTGCGTATGCCATCTTTTATCTCCTTCCTTACTCCGGCCATTGAATCCGGCGAAGTAAATGACCGCATCCGGCTCTGGTATCTGTATAAATCGGAATACCATTATTTTTACAGTGCTCACAGAAATACAAGTCTTCCGACAGCATACCTCTATGAGCATCTGCATAATTAACCCAGTCATACCATGGATATTTAAGTCTCCGGAATACATCAGTCTTGATGAGTGCGCATCCCATGCCGCCGCCATGTATCTGTACTTTGTATTCTCCGCTTTCAATAAGCTGCTTCATCTCTTCCGCAGTATATTCTGATTCAAGAGGATAATTGTAATATAAATCTCCTCTTTCATCTTTGAGCTTACAGGCTGATACACGTCCGGTATAAACATTATCTGCATTCCTATGAGCATAATATCCAAGGCATACTTCCTTTGCATCTTCGAGCATATTCAGAAGTACATCCTTAGGAAGTGTCACGTCATTATCTACCATAAGAACATAATCCACGCCCTTATCAATAGACATCTGCGCTATACGGTTTCTGGCTGTCGCACAATCATAACCTCTGACAAACTCAAATATGCATTCATGCCCTCCACGTTCCAGATTATAAATCGACCTGAAAGTATCCGGCGTTATATTTTCAAAAGTTGGTACTGCTATCAGTATCTTCATAAAAGCTCCTTTATCAGTTTGACTACCCTCTCAGTAGAATGTCCGTCACAAGCCGCTGCAGTAATCTGCCTGCACCTTATGTCTTCCTCTCTCGGGGTATCAGCATTCCTGATCAGATTTACAAGGTTCATTTCATTTGTACAATATCGAGAAGCATATCCCTTCGGATATTCCAGATACATACCTCTTGTAGCAAGGTAGCCCTCCTGTTTCTCAAAGAGGACTACCGGCTTTTCAAGAATGTGAGCATCCATAAGTATTGAGCTGTAGTCCGTGATAAGAACGTCACAGTCAACGAGATATGGTTTGGAAGGTAAGTCTGAAGACACTTCAACAATATGCTTATACTCTCCATTCAGGAGATGTTTAGTTATCATGTGAGGCTTCACCACAAGCAGTTCATCATCAGTGAGCTGTGAATCTATCCATTCCCAGTCAATGAATGCCATCGAGGTTTCTTCCCTGCCTCTATAGGTCGGAGCGTATAGATATGAGCGTTTTCCGGCAAGAAATGTATTGCCATCGCCCTTCTTTACTCCGAAGTAGGCATCTGTCCTTGGCATTCCAAGCGGAAGGACCCGTGACGGATCCACACCACTCTGTCTGGCCGTAATATCAATCATCGCCTCACTTGTCGTAATCACATACGTGAGAAGTGAAGCATTGCGCCTGTTATGATACGGATGCGGCTGATCAAGCCCGAAGGTCTTTCCTCCGCTTATCCCGTGACCTATCATTATGGCTTTGCCCGGAGAGACTGATATAAACTCATCAGTCACTCTCAGGCTGAACCTTTCTGAAGTCAGTTCCAGATTATGCTTCCAGGGATTGACCTGAATAAAAGCTTTCTCTCCGTCATAAGCATCATAAACAGCTTTGATATTCTCAGCTCTTTCCAATGATTTTCCACTCGTGAATAAAACCATCTATTAACCCTCAGCTCCTGTTGCGCCTGTAGCACCTGTAGCACCAGTAACTGTAGCAGTAAGCTTGTTGAATACAGCTGTATCAGCTCTGAAGCCGATTTCAATCTCAGCTCTAACTGCAAACATGTTCTGCTGGAAGAGGTTGATTGTGCTGCCATTAGCAAGTGTAAGAGTAGCTTCTTCAGACACGCTGATGTCAACGCCATTAACAACTCCGTACATTGCCTTTGTCCAGTCACCTACGAAACCTACTGTTGCAGGATCTGCTGGTGTTGAACCAGCAATGTAAGCTCCCTTTGAAAGCTTAGTAGGTGCACCAAGGATCATCGGTATAGCACCCTCTGCTACGCTGTTAATGAAGAGTGGTCTCTTATCCTCATCTCTTGCTCTGAGAAGGATTCCCTTTGCCTGTGGTGATATAGCGTAACCATTTACGATACCGCCATGAACTGAGATGTCTGTATCAGCTGCAACAAGTCCGATGTATGCATCTGTATCTGCCACTGCATTATAATCAAGGCTCTGAGCTGTAACGCTTGCAAGTGTGTCGAAATCACTACCAGGTGCCGCTGTGCCACCGAATACAGTGTTATCGAACTTAGCAGCGAGAACGTAAGGAAGTCTCTGAATGAGTGCATCATAAAGAGATGCATAATCTCTCTTGAACTCATTTGAGAATGGCTCGATAACTGCGAGCTTATATCCTCTCATTACCTTTGTTGAAAGCCCTGGATTAGATACCGGCTTTGCTGCTGTCTCACCTACCCAAGCTGCTTCTGGATCACTTGTGATCACCGGAATAGTTACTCCGTTACCAGGAAGAGTGATCTGTCTTGCAAGCTGCATTACTGCAGAGCCTTCCTGTGTCTTCTGAATGATTTCACTTGCCACGTCTGTTGGAAGTGAGATGTTAGATCTGTTTGTGTTAACTCCTGACATTTTCTTTTCCTCCTTATGTCAATTCTTATATTTTCTTTTGTATCCAATCAGCGAACTGCTGACTGGTAGTGTTCTTGGAAGTTGCATGAATCTCGCCACTGTCCTTAAGCAGTGGATAGTTATAAGTCTTGGCAAATTCAATGATTCCCTTCGCCAAAGCTTTGCAGTCTTCCTCGTTATCGGCTATAAGTAATGAGACCGGCACGCCTGTCTTCTGAGAGATTTCCGACTTCATGGTATTAAGGGCTTCTGCTTCCTTTAGACTGTTTAATTCAGCCTCCAGCTTCTCAGCTCTCTCCGTGGCCTTCTGAAGCTCCATCTTAGCTGCCTCGCCATTCTCGGCCTTCTCCTTAAGAGATGCATAATCTTCATACTTAGCACGCTCTTTCTTTACTCGTTCTGACACAACCTTGTTGAGCTCGTCCTGAGTAAAGGTCTTAGTTTCTTTTGCCTCAGATTCCTGAGTAGTAGTTTCCTGTGTGTTTACAGTTTCATCCATTTCGGATACCTCCTTAAGAGTTTGATATTCCTCGTTTTAAAGGCACGAGTTGCCAGATTGTATTAAAAAAGCACCTCAATGGGTGCTGATTTATTGATTTATTCAGTTTCCGTGTCATTTCCGACTCGTTTCGCATAGGCAATCCGTTTCTGCTCATTGATTTGGTCTTTTTCCTTCGCATAACGCTGTCTTCGGAGTGTATTTGCCTTTTCTGCCATGGTTCTGCCTTCCGTATCATAATACAGGCTTTCATTGGGCTTATATCCTTGTACTGTCGTGTCAGAATCAAACCTAATCACGAACTGGCAATCGCAATTGGAATGAATATGCTCCGCATGATTACCCTTGAGCACTTCCTTGGATGCCTTTTGCCATCCATTAGCAGATAACAATTCGCAATATGCACAAGAATCGCCTGTGCCTACCCATGCCCACTCAGCTCCATCACGGATTGCATTCTGCATGGTGGTATCAGCTCCTGCCTGTTTAACCATTCTTCCGACAATGTTGGATATATAATCCGCATTCTGAGAGAAGGTCGATGCACCATATATTGCCTTGCTGACCTCTCCAATGGTTGCCGTTTCCGCAACAACAGCCGAAGGAACAGCCACACCGCTTGCCTCTGCAATACTGTCATACATAAGAGCCGAAAGTGAAGCTGATGCCTCGCCATACTTCGTGCTTATCTGATATGCCTTGGCAATTGCCGCCTCAAATTCAATAGCTTGATAACCGCCTTGTGATGCAATCCAAGACTCCATCTCGGCACTTGCCTGTTTGGACAGCTTAGACATAGCGTTCCGATATCTATTCCACTGGTTCTTCCGTATTAGCATTTAATCCCAACTCCTCTAATATATCCATTCCTCTTGCCCGGGCTTCCTGACTCTTAATCCTCCTGATTTCTGCCTGGTCAAATCCAATCATCTCCAGGAATGTATCTGTACTTGCAAATCCTTCCCTTGCTGAAGCTATCTTGATGGCTGCATCTGCAGTAATCGAAACACTTGGCATCGCCGGATTCTTGAAATGAGCTATTACATCCTTCTGCTCATCTGTAAGTGAATCGTATGATTGATTATTGACTATCGCCGTTGCCATCAGAGCTATATTCCGAAGAGCATTTCCGTTATCCTGGTTAAGCTGCTCTGCCATCGCAATAAGCGTCTGGCTCTGAGCAAGTATCGCATCAGAGCTTGTCGGATTCGCATCATTCACAACACCGGTATCTGTTACAGACAGCCCTGTTGCCGCACTGAACTGTGTAGCAAGGATTCTGACCATTTCAACATGCGGAGTGATTGAGCCCTGCGGAAGCTGTCCGAATACCGGATTGGAACCGGTCTCAGGATTCCATGTTGAGGCTATAATTGAGCCAACATACTGCTTGAACTTCTGATTAATGACCGCATCATACTGTTCATCCGTGATTCCCATGAGGTACTTCTGAGGACTTGTGGCAAATTCCAAACCAATCGTTGCGTTTGCTATGGTTCTGACATAGCCATCTATGAGCCTTCTTATCGGTTCCTTAATCCTTGACCTACCAAACGGTTTATTGCTCGTGGCATTCCAAATCAGAGCTTCCATGAGCGGTCTGCCCATCTTGTGAGGCATGTATTCCGCATACCACTGCTGTCTTTCTCTCTTGATTACATAAACCGCATCTTTGGTGTAATAATTTATCAAGCTCGGAACCCAATTAAGGGAATCCTTCTCATCCTGTACGGAATCAATGATGGCAAAGCCGCACTTGATACGCCCTTTCTCGCCGTCCCAGAGTGCTGCAGCGGTCCTCGGTGAATGGAATCGTATCTTACAGCCAATCTCCACATCCCTTGCAAGGGTTGCAAAGGTACAGCCATACTTCAATTCATCCCTACATGCCTTGGCATATTCCGAAATAAGCGCATTATCAATGATTATCTTATCCAGATCAGATACATCGTCTCCGTTTGCTCCAACAAAACCATCAAACATTGACCTTGCCGCAAGTACATCAACTGTCTTGGCTCCCCATGAGCATCCAACCTCAAGTTTTCTGACACCATCAGGAAGCGCAAGCCCAAGGTTGACATCATTCAGAGTAATCTTGCCCTCATAATACTTGTCCTTTTCCTTGTTTTTGGAAGCATGATAATTGAATAGATTAACAAGCTTATCCCAATCCTCGTATTCAGTTTCCGGAAATCCAATAATTTTGTTTGCTGAAATATTAAACTGCATTTCTCTTTCCCTTTCATCCGATTCTCATCTTACGCTTCGGATCCCTTTTACTCGTTTTCGCTCCCCAGAGTGCGAGAGCGCATGCTTCAATCGGTGTTGAATCATCTCCACCAAAGCCCCAGCCGCCGCTTATAGGCCTTTTGACGGAACTCAGAGCACTATCTCTGAGCATTTCCTGTTCACTGAACCACGTTAGCGTACTTTCATTAAGCGAATCCATCATCAAGCTTACGGCGGCTATCACATTCTTCGAGTTCGGCACTATAACCGAATCTTTATACTTCCATGTACCCCTAATCTTATCAACAAGTACATCCACTCCATTCCTGCCATCAATGACAACACATGAAGCTTCTGTATACCTTACGTTGAGCCAATCCGCTAACCATTGAGTACCTAATCCCATCGGTTCTCTCTTGATCAGGGAAATCCTCGCAGGACCTATCTTCGGAATCACCGCTCCACAGAGACACACTTCCGAACCATCCGAACTGAACTTCACTCCGTAAGCTGTCTTGCCTTCCGGTTTCGGTTCTTCTGATCTGCAAGAATCCCATAACTTTTCTGGAATTGCATAATTTAATACAACTCCATTTCTAGGCATAAAGCCTAAATGTTCTCTTGCAAAAGTATCAGGTGACATATTTAACGAGTCCTTCACAAGCGCAGATTCCAATAATTGAAACCCCAAGGATGGATTCGTTTTATACCATCGGTCTTTATTTGAAATATCTCCAACTTCAGATTCACTCCATTCTGATAAACATGATCCTCTTTCAGGAGAGTCATGAAACTTTTTGACAGCTCTTGAAAATATCAGACCTTTATTTCCTAAATCTGTCGGGGGTGTTCCCATTAATATTGTTTGTGGAGATCCACTTGGAGCTGCTGAGTTCAATGGAGCAAGTGAAGCATCTTGTTCCTCTGTATACGATTGAGCTTCATCAACAACAACTAAGTCAAATGTGCCACCACGGCCCATATCAGAACTATTTCCTCTTGTTCTGAACTCAATATGTCCTCCATTTGTTAGATCAAGAACCATTTGACCAGCACTTACTGTGTAATGGTCAACTAAAGCATTCAGTTCTGGGTATTCTGCATATGGATCGTTTTTCCTGGTGCCAAATTTCTTTCTTAATCGGTCAAATGCCTTCTTTGCAGTTTGAAACTCTTGAGCGGTATGTAGAATTTGTTCTCCTCGTTTGATTAAGCCCCATGTCTCACGAGGATCGGAAACACCAGTCTTTCCATTTTGTCTCGGCACTTCTAAAACGCAATAACTATGAATAAGTCTTCCTGTATCATCTATTGCCAACCAATCTTCCAGCACTCCTTCTTGCCATGGATGTGGTATCAGATCATAACTTGCTGACAACATGGCAGCATATTTACCTTCAGACTTCTCATATTTCTCTGCATAGCGAAATGTCGGGATCTGATTGCCGGTTCTATTCATTCGCTGCATTCAATATCTTGAACAATGGTGTTTCTGATTTAATCTCACTATCACGAGATTCAAGGGCTTTCAATCTGTCCACCATTTCAAACATTCCAGTAACTAGTGGTTTTATGTCTCGACCGCTATCTGTCATATCTAAAACTTTCGCATATTTTGCGATTGCAGCTCTTACTGCGCCTATCTCGCCTTCCTCTCTCCAAGCCTTCTCAACAGACTCAGGAGTAGAATCTTTAGGCTGTTTATACTTTGGCATAATGCCACCTCCTTATTCCATAAGTTTTCTGTCCTCATGTACGACTTCATATTCATATATAAGCGTTTTATCATCTAATACTTTTGATTTGCGGTATTTGTTTTGCAATATATTTCCAACGGTAGTCTGCGCTATCCCTAACTTATTAGCCGCTTCTTTTTGGCTCAAAAATTTGTCGATCACATTTTTTTTGCCATCTATTAACAGAATTACCGGCTTTGTGACAGTTCTACATGGTTCTATTTTATCGGGAGCGTTTTTCCCATATCGCCACATATATCCTCCAGCTTGTAAATTTCTCTTTGGGTCGCACAAAGCACCATTAATGCGCCTGTTTGATATTCCTGTTTTTAAATATGCGTCATATGCTGACTCGTATTCAGCTATCTTGTTTCCTAACAAATCGTATTGAGTGATGTGTCTGCCTTGTTTTTTCTGCAATACATCTCGCGCCTTGCTCGTATCTGGTGGATTTGTCTTATATCTTTTTTTCAGACCAGCAGATATATTTTTCTTTGACTCTTCACTGTAACGATAATCTCGCGATCCACCAGACTGACAATTATATCCATATCGTCTGTCTGTACTCTTATATAAGCTGATATAATACTTTTCATAAAAATCTGCGGCTTCTTTGAATAAATCGTCTTTTAGAACCTCGTGCTTGATGTTCTCCCAACCATATTTTTCGATTGCTTTCCAAAACCATCCATGATGATGACAGGTATATCCCTTGCCATTAGCCTTCCAACGATCTTGCGTTGTCTTTTTTGTCTGCCCAATATATACCTTTCCATTAGGTGCAGTATGTTTATAAACTATGTATTTGTCCATGTATTACCTCCCTTTGGCAATATTCCTGAGTAAAGGCTCAGAAATCGCTAGGGTTGCGACTTGTCGTGTAGCTATCACTATCTGAGCCATAATTATTGTGGTTTTACTATATCCCCCTTATTGTCGTTTTTAACTTCGAGAGTGTAGGTGCT